TACTGACTTCTTTATTACATTTAAATGTTTTGAATTCATCTTTTCGACAAAATACAAATACATCTTCCACAATACGAGTCAGTTTATTAGGACTAACATTATTTGGCAATGCTGATTTTTTATGCCATATAATTCTATCAGCTACAGTAAAATTAGTATTACGAATAATATCACTAATGCTATTCCACATTAAACCAATACCTTCTGTATTTACTGTAGCATCATTACCATAAGATACTTGCCATAAAACAACCCCATTTGCTTTTAAGACTTTATCAATTTTATTAAATATGTTTACACACCAATTACAATAATCATCATGAAGCATATTATCCATATACATATTATAACGTGCTTCATTATTCTTTCTAGCCTTTTCGGATGTAGTTGGTCTGCCAGTGTTATATGGCGGAGAAGTTAATATAACATCTACCTTACGATTTTTCTTTGCCATGTCATCCATAAAGACAAGACAATCACCCTGTACAAATTTAATGATACTCAATTTTTAACCTCCATTTTTTATTTTATTATATCACAATTAGGTGAAAATGTCAAATCCATTTTCTAGACCATTTAGATATTTGGCATAACATGGATTTTTATTTGCACTGTATTCTGATAATGTTGCATAATAAAAAGATTCTTTTTTAATATCTTCAATGCTATCGTAGAACACTTCTTCTTCATCAAACATTTCATAACTAAATATTGCAGACTCAATTTCATCAATTGTATTGCAGATAAATGATTTCCAATATTCAATAATCTCTTCTGTAATTGGAACTTCTACATAACAATCTGTTATTGTAATGTCATCTTGCACATCTTTAGGTAAACATTTGATATCTTGAGTATCTAAAATTAATTTAAGATACTCGTCTGGGTCATAACCTTTTTTCTTTAACAATGTTTTACATGGGGACTGTAATTTTTCACCAAGTAATCTACGTTCTACATTTGTTTCTTTTATTTTACCATTTGCTTGTGTATATATAATAGTGCAATATTTTAAAAAATTAAAGTGAGCATGAATCTTATTAAGTGGAATTCCCTTCTGCATAAAAGATACAGCATAACATACTAATTGTCCACTATTATTTTTTAATTTATCTCCAGTATATATTGTACTACTTTTCCAATCTATAATATGATAATCATCATTGTCGTCTTTATACCAAGCATCAATATATCCTTGCAAAATATTGTTATCAAATTTAATCAATGCAAAATCTTCAGTATGCAATTGATATGATAATGGTTTATGATTTAAAAAGAAATGATGTAGATTATTATAATAATTATTACCAATAGTTTGGTCTTTATCTTTATTGTTTCGGTCAAATTTTAATCCTAAAATATTGCGAGACATATCATAACTATCTTCAAATAAGGAAATCATATCTTCATAATTTATTTCTTTGTTATAAAACCTTTCAATAATATCATGAGAGTATGTTCCTTCTTGTCCATAAATACAATCATTTCTATCTGTTGGTTCATGTTGAATATAATTTAAAAACCATTCATATTTTGATGTATGCCACGAATTAATCTTCGACCAACTCCATAAGGTGTCTACATTATATTTATCTTTTATTGCATTTAATTCTTCTTTCGTTAATCTCATAATTATTTTTTATATTGTTTTAATATTTTTTCTACAGTTTTATCTTTTTCTTTTTTAGGTTTGATACACATTCTATCTTCGGGCACCAAATCTCCAAAATATTTTTTAGATAAATCTTTAACCCTCAAACCATAAATCATCTTCGTCATATTCGTCTTCATCTACCTCTTCAATATATTCACTGCCACAAATAGGACACATTAAATAACGTTCTTTTCCAGGTGGCAAACAAATTCCACATGGAGATGGGTCTTCTTCGTATACCGCTGGGTTTTCAAAGATATTATCACATTCTGTACAGTACCACATTTCTAAAACTCCTTATTAAAATTCGAAATCAAAATCAAAATTCTAAATCAAATTTCAATCATAATTTTCAAATCGTAACTCTTCTGCTTCACGTTGCATTATACAATTTTGACATCCTATATATTCGTTCTCTACACTTTTATATATAATATCAGTAGGATATAACACACTACCGCAGATAGGACATACAATAATATCCATACTTATTCTCCTTATTTTATTTCTTTTAAAAATTGTTTATGCAATTCTTCAGTATATTTAATTTTATTATTTAATAATTCTTCATATATATCATTGCAAGCATCGGCAGGACTATCTTTTTTACCTAGCTTTCCTTCGGTGTCTTTTACAAAATATACATTACGAATTCCATAAAACTTTTCACATAAATTATATATTTCATTTATGTCTACATCATTATCTAAACAAAGAATAATATCTACATTGAGTCCAATTAATATTCGCTTTTGTTCTTCGGAAATAAATTTACCAGATAAAGCAACAGCAGTTTCATCAAATTGTGAATAACGTTTTAATACAGATTTTTCACTTTCAAAAACACAACAGTATCCTTTTCGTTTTATACTTTTATAATTTTCCCATAACCCATAAATATTAATTGATTTATTATATCCCTTGGTGAAATTATATTTATTTATTCCAAATTGCTCATAACCATCAACAGTTGTTCTAGCGTTGATGCCGATAATTTGTCCAGTGCTCCACAATTTTTGTGGAATAATTATACGTTTCCGCCGATAACTATATTCAATATTAAATTTCTTACAAGCATACGGAGTAATCCCTTCTCTTAAAAACCCAATATATTCTATCGGCACATATTCATTTAATACAGATTCATCAAGTACTGCAATATCTGCTACATCAATAGATTGATTATGCGATAAATAATTAGTAAAAACTGATAATGCTTTTGCTTTTAAATCAACTTTCTTTTTCTTTTTATTTTGTACATCTTTAATTGAATATGGTATATCCAATATATTATGTAACCATTTTAATGCATTTATAAAATCACATTGTTCACTATATTCTATTAATGAAATAATATCTTGACCATCTGCATAAGATATATTCCTACTCCAAGAACAATAATTTAAATATTCATTGTTGCGGATATTGATACCCATAGGATTATCACCATCTTTAAAACATGCAGAATAATAATCTTTGTTAGAATGATATGTTATTTTTTTACAACCAAGATGTTCTAAAACGAAAGGTATTTTTTCGTTTTTATATATGTATTCCTTAATCTCGGTTACAAACATATTCTATCCTTTCATATTAAAAATCTTCCATGATTATAGTATATCCAACTTCATGATATTTATTTGTACCCATATCAAATTCAGCAATAATTTGTTGATGGTTGGCACGACCAAATCTATTTTTTGTAATGAACAAAATTAAATATGATTTATTTTTATCAAGTGCAAATGGTATTTTTGTTTTCTTATTTAATCGATAACATTTTAATGCATGTGATTCTCCATCAAATTCATCAGCATGTGGATGTCTTACCATAATATTCAGAGACATAACGTCTACAATAGATTTACTCATACCAATATTATCAGATGTTAGTTTGCGAATTTTTGATGATGCTTTATTCAATTGATATGTACACAATAAATGTACATTAAGACTTGTAGGTTTTATTACATCATATAATGCAACAGCATCTGACATCATGCTTTGATAAATTTCACCTTTAGCATTTGCACTAGGCTTCATTGTATCCAAAACAAAATATTGAACTCCAATGCGAGCATATTTTTTTATGACTTTAATTGCAATATTGACTGAATATGTTTGTAATGGTACAATAGTTAATATATGTTGTTCCTTTTTTTCTTCAATCCAATCTGCGCATTGTTGAAAAATCTTCATTAACTCTTCTCCAAAGTGTCCATTACGAAGTTGATATTTACTAACATTAGCATTAAAAATATTATTAGCAACCCATATAATCATTTCCTTTTTATATCTTTTTTCATCTTCTTCATTAATGATAAACACTGTTGGAAAATTATTTTCAATAGCCGATGGAATAATATAGTTAAAAGCAAGCAATGATTTTCCACTACCACTTAATCCACCCAAACCAGTCATTGTGCCAAGTCTCATACCAGCAGTTTCTGCATTCAATAAATCTGCTCCGTAAAATGGGAGTCCAATATCTGCTCCTTCATTCAATTCATCTATATATTGATGTATATTATCAAAAGCATTATAAGATTGAATCCCACTTTCTGCATTTAAAAATGTATGATTCAACATTAATTCTAGTTCAGAATATATTTCATCAGAAGTTTTATCTATATATTCCGATAACTTTTCTGAAATTGGAAAACCATATTTTAATAACTGTAACAACACATTAAACTTTTTAATATCATTAACATAGCTATCAAAATTTTCAAGGTCGATATATGCAGTAGCATCATGGATAGTAGAATATCCACCATACTCTTGAATTTTATCTTTTAATTTAGGATGTTTTTCCAAATAAATTCCTACAGTAATTTCATCGAGTCCAAGTTTTTTTTCTTTTATTACTAATCCATTAGCCACTGCAAACCAACACTTCCAAATATTGTGACTGAAATCTTCAAGCTTCAAATCAATGTTATATAATAATTCTGGATTTTTAAAAATGCTTGCTACTATATTCGCTTCAGATTTTAATTTATATTCACTAATTTTTTTTGCACACTCTGCTTGTTCTTGTTCGAATGCAGTTAATTTTATTGCCATTATATCACCAGAATTTTTCTAAATTTTTATTTATTTTATTAGATTTAGATTCATATTTATTTGTATAGTTTGGTAACTCTACAACTTGAATATCATCTAATCGCTTTTGTTCCTCTACTTTCTTTTTAACTTTGTTATATACAGTATTAATATTACTATCTACAATCTTTAATATATAATTAAACTTATGTTGTTCATCAGTAAAAGTTTTCGATTGTAATATATAATCTAATTCATGATGCTTTATATATTTAAAAGTTAAAAGAATAACTTTAAAAGGATAATGAGCCATAGACTCATGATTTTTATTAGCCATATACTGGCCAGTTTTCAATCCCCTTAATCGCATTATCATGAATTTGCTTAGTTGCTGATTCTCATCATACCCCATTATTTCTTTTTTAACATAATCACAAAGCTCACGAAATACTTTTTCTTCTGCGGTTTTCTTTTCTTTTTCTGTCATGACTCATTATCCTTCTACATTTTACTTACACAATTCTAACACAACTTTTGCGTCATCGATATTGGTAATTGATTGTGGTTTATCATAACCAAGTTCTCTTACCTTACCCATGATTGGCTTAACTCTGCTTAAATCTTTTTTATTTTCCTTGCAGAATTCCATAATCTCATCGATTATATCTACAAGTTCTTTACCAGACCTAGCTTGCTGTTCAACTTCTTTTGCTCGTTTTTCTTTAGCCTTGGCAACCTTATCTTCTTCTTTCTTTGTTTCAGCCAAACTATGTCCTGACTTAGATGATTCAGCTTCAATGGCATCTGTAATAGCCTTTATAAATTCATCAACATCCATTGGAATATCATCAATGATATCGGCAAATCTTGAACCACTATCTACAGAATAATTATCATCTCTAAATCTGATTCTTCTATTTTCTCCAGTAACTTTATATTTAGCCTTACCATTTGTTTTCTTGCCATCAGCTTTAAACGACCTATCAATATAAGCAAGTCCAAGGAAATGTAATTTCTTTTTAAGTCCACCAAAATAATTCTGCTGTTGGTCAGAAGTAAGAATCTGATAATTAGTTCCAGTTACTACATCGCTAACATCTTTTGTTTTAACATGTCCAATTACAAATACTCTAACACCTACAGCGGCAAGTCTATCCCAAAGGTCAAACATCAAAGACATAGCTTTCTTTTCTCCCCTACCATATCCGCTCCAAGATGCATTGATACTTTGAGTTACATTTTCAACCTTACCACTTTCTCTGCACTGTTTATTCCAAAGTCTGATAGCTTCTTCTTCAGAAATTTCAATTAGATAATCATATGTATCAACTACAAGCACTTTCAAATCTGGATAATCTACACTCTTATTTTCAATAATATCTTCACAAAGAGTAGCAAATCCAATAGAGTTGCTTAGTTCATCATAATCACTATTCCAATCTGGGCAATTAATATAATTAATACCTTCGATGGCATCAGCACCACGTTCGCCTTTGATTTCTGTAAACAAATATCCTTCTTCGCCTACAAGCTTTTCACACATCTGATATACTAATGTGGTCTTACCAATTTTGCTTTCACCTAAAAGACAAATATTATAATTCAATGGATTCAAACTTACTCTATTCTTCTTCCCGTATTTCATTTAGCACCTACCTTTATTATAGTTCTGAAAGCCAAGCATCATCATCGTCATCATC